TCTTACAACGGATCAACGATAGATTCTAGTGGAGTAACAACAGTTGGAGGTAGCACACCAAACGCATCTACTATTTTCGGTAGTGGCTCAAGTACGCAATATGGGATTAATATTACTGATGGCACAACTGCTGCTCAATTTGTTGGACACACAAGCACGAGTACAACCACATCTCCAGCTAGTGGTGGGTATAAATTGTACATAGCTACAATAGAACCTAACACAGTAAGTCAATTACGAATGGATGAATACTCTAATTATAGTGGAAGCTTAGGCATATATAATAGTCTTGTCGGCAGTGGAATGAATGGTCACAATAGATATTCAGGCACGACTAACCATCAATTAAATTTTGGTGGAACTAAAAGATTATGGTGGAGGTATGTAAGAACAGGTAATAATAGAACTTTTACTTTTACAAATAATTTAGACATAAGTTGTGTACTAAGTGGTTCAGATCCATTTAATGGCGTTACAGTTAACGCTGGAGCAACAGCAGTTTCTACATCAACCAACTCGACAGATGGCTCTTTTAATATTACCATGACAATATCTGGCACTAATGGAAGTAGCCAGCCTTTTGCTTTAGCAAATGTTAATAGTGGTACTGGTAGTATTGACACCAGTGCTTATACTGGAACTTTATCAGCGAGGGCGTTCTAATGCCAATAAAAGCCTTAAAATTTAAACCTGGAATTGTATCTGATATTACATCTTACAGCAATGAAGGTGGTTTTGTTGATGGTGATAAAGTAAGGTTTCGTTTTGGATTTCCAGAAAAGTTTGGTGGTTGGGAAAAATATAGTACAAATCAGTATCTAGGCAGTGCTAGAAGACTGCATAACTGGGTGGCTCTTGATGGTTCTGACTTTATGGGTATTGGCACACATTTAAAATACTACATAGAAGAGGGTCAGACTTTCAATGATATCACACCCATAAGACAGACGACTGGTGCGGGTGATGTAACTTTTGCAGCAACAAACGGATCTACAACCATAACTGTTACAGATCCAGCACATGGTGCAAATGAAAAAGACTTTGTAACATTCTCTGGTGCATCAAGTTTAGGTGGGTTAATAACAGCTACAATACTTAATGCAGAGTTTCAGATAACAAAACTAATAAGTTCTAATGCTTATGAGATTACGTCAAGTGTAGCTGCTAATTCATCTGACACTGGTAATGGTGGCAGTAGTGTTGTAGGTGCATATCAGATAAATGTTGGGTTAGATGTAACAGTCGGTGGAACTGGTTGGGGTGCTGGTCAATGGAGTGGCACAACCTCTGGTGCTTTAGCAACACAACTTAATGAAGCCTTGGACGCAAGTGAAACTGAAATAGATGTGGACAGTGCAACAGGAATTACGGCTGGTGATTTAATTTTAATAGAAGAAGAACTTATTACGGTAGGCACAATAAGTTCTAATACGTTAGGAACTGGTGGAGGTCCATCAACCAGAGGTGCAAGTGGCACAGATGCAGCAACACATGCAGATAATACACTTGTAAGATTAGCAGTTGGTAATGCAGATTCTGCTAATGACTTTGTTGGCTGGGGTAATGCAGCAAGTGTCACGGTTCCTGGAGCACAAATTAGATTATGGTCACATGATAATTTTGGTGAAGATATTATAATAAACCCAAGAGATGGTGGTTTATTTTATTGGGATAAAACAAACGGTTTAGGTACTAGGGCTGTTGAACTTAGTGCAACAAGCACATATTCTGGAGAAACTAGTGTGCCTACGATAGCTAAACAAGTTCTTGTATCAGATCAAGATCGACACGTTATCGTGTTTGGTTGTGATGGATTAGGTGCAAATTCGTCTGCTACACAAGGTAATGGTGTACAAGATCCATTATTAATACGTTTTTCATCACAAGAAAACCCAGTAGATTTTTTTCCGACTGCTACAAATACGGCAGGAGATCTAAGGTTAGGTGGTGGATCTACCTTTGTACAGGCTGTAGAAACAAAACAACAAATATTAGTCTTTACAAATAAAACGCTACACGCCATGAAGTTTATAGGTCCACCATTTACGTTTGGTTTACAAGAATTATCAAAAAATATAACTATTATGAGTCCTTTTTCTGCCATAGCTGTTGAAGATGCAGTATTTTGGATGGGAGTAGATACTTTTTATGTTTACTCTGGTGGTCAAACAATACAATTACCTTGTACTGTAAAAGATAAAGTATTTTTAGATTTTAACTTTGAAGAACGTGATAAAGTACATGTAGGACTTAATTCAGAGTTTAGTGAGATCTTGTGGTTTTATCCATCTTCTACTGGTGGGACAGTCGTAGATAAATATGTTGCTTATAATTATTTAGAAAAAGTTTGGTATTATGGAACTCTCGCAAGACAAGCATGGCTTGACAGGGGTATTAGAAATCTACCACAAGCAACAGGAAATCAATATCTTTACAACCATGAAGTAGGGTTTGATGATGACGGTTCTGCTATGACATCGTTTATTGAATCATCAGCTATTGATATAGGAGATGGTGATAAATTTTTATTTATAAAACAAGTTATACCTGATATAACATTTAATGGTTCTACTAGTGTGAATCCTGATGTAGCCTTTACAATGAAGTCTAGAAATAATCCTGGAGCTGATTTTAACGAAACAACACAAGCTACGACTCAACGATCTGCAACAAGTCCTGTTGAACAGTTTACAGAAAAATTAAATTATCGTTTACGAGGTAGATCTTTTGCTTTAAGAATTGATTCTACATCGCTGGGAACAAAATATAAATTAGGCACACCAAGAATAGATATTAGGGAGGATGGTAGACGTTAATGTTAATCACTAGTATTCCTCAATATATTCAAGGTGTTACAAACGCAAAGGTAGATTTAACCACAACGGATCTTACGACTTTGTTTACAGTTCCTAGTGATGCCGATTTTAATGCAGCCGTTGTAAACTCAATATTAGTATCAGAAGATAGTGGTAATGCAGATACGATAACAGTTACACTTGTAAGTGGTAGTGATACGTTTAGTTTATTTAAAGTAAAATCAGTGGGAGCTAATACTACTGTAGAATTACTATCAAAAGATTTGATTTTACAAAGTGGAGAAGTATTGAAAGTTCAAGCAGCAACAGCAAATAGATTGCATGTTGTAGCAAGTATTCAAGAGTTATCTAAAACAAGGGTAACAACAAGTGCTATATCAAGAATCTAGATAAAAGGATTGTAAAATGAATTATTATAAGTTATGGTATTGTCATGATTGCTCCGTATGAAAACCAAGCTAGAGGGTTAGCAAGTTTAGGTCGGTTTGAGGACACTTATATTGTTCATGCTGCCGAAGGCGAAACAGTTATCCCTAAAGAAGTATTAGAAGGCAATCCTAAATTAAAAGAAGATATTTTTAAACAGATGAGAGCAGTAGGTATAGACCAACCTGAAAGTTATGTTGTTGGTAATGCTCTAAATTCTATAAACCCTAATACTGGACAGCCAGAATTTTTCTTTAAAAAATTAAAAAGATTTCTTCCTACGATTGGTGCGATAGTTGGTAATATTATAGCTCCTGGAATAGGTGGTGCTATTGGATCTGGTCTTGGATCATTAGCAGCAGGTGAGCCTGTAGATAAAGCTCTTATAAATGCTGGTGTTGCTTATGTTGGTGGAAAGTATGTAGCTCCTGAAATAGATCAAGCAGTAGCTGGAATTAGTGGAACAAGTAGTGTTCCAACAATAGGGTCAGTAACAGGTGCAGGACAAGCATTTACTCCTGCTGCATTCCAAACAGGAACATCTGCTGCTGGAAGTGTCTTATCAGGTGCAGGAGCAACAATACCACAAGTTGTTACAGCAGGACTAAGTCCACTAGTAGGGAAAGAAATAGCAAAATTAGCTGAACCTATAAAGCCAGAGGGGGATGGATTGTCAAGACAGCAAATAGTAGATAATTATTATGCTGCATTAGCAAGAGGTGAAAATCCTGAATTACCACCTGAACTAACACCTCCACCACAAAGTGCTTTATTTGGATTAGAAAAACAGGATGCACCAACTGATCCTAAAAAATTATTAGCAGACGTTGATTATGAGGCTTTACTAAATAATATTCTTAGTAGACAAATGTTTTTAAATGCTGCTGGAGGTGGTTATATTAAAGGTCCAGGAACACCAATAAGCGATTCTATTCCAGTAAGAGTATCTAATACAGAGTTTATAAATACAGGAAAATCAGTCGCAGGAGCTGATCCTACAGGACAAAATAATCCTGATAGAGGTGCTGTGGTTATGGAAGGAATCATGAGAGCTTTCGAAAAAAGAGCAGATAAAAATGCGAGGATGGCGTAATGGCAACAACTGAACAAACCGTAATAAATAGACAAGCTCCTTTTTTAGAGGATTATGCTCGTAAACTTTTAGAATCAAGTTATCAAAGATCACAAGATGCTGTAGATGTACCTGATATAAAAGTTGCAGGATTTACCAAAGATCAACAAGATGCTGTAACAAAAACGAGAGAAGGATTAGGAACTTTTGCACCTTTTTTACAAGGAGCAAGTCAAGCTGTTGAAGAAGCGATTGGTAGACCTTCTATAGATCAAACATTCGGTGCACAAGGTATAGCTTCTTTTATGAATCCTTTTACACAAAATGTAATAGATACAACTTTAGCTGATATAGGTAGGCAAGGGCAAATAGCTCAAAATCAATTAGCTGCACAATCCGTGGGTCAAGGAGCATTCGGTGGGTCTAGACAAGCTATTGCACGAAATGAACTTGCATCGAATATCTTAGATCAACAAGCTAAGACAGCAGGTCAGTTAAGAGCAGCAGGATTTGAGTCTGCTTTACAACAAGCGAGGAACTTAGCTGATGCACAAATAAGAGAAAGAAGTTTATTAGGTCAATTAGCTGGACAGCAAGCAGGATTAGGTGGTTTACAACAACAGTTACAACAACAAGATGTAGCAAATTTATTAGGAATAGGATCGTTACAACAAGGTCAAGCTCAAGCTCTACTTGATGCTGCAAGACAAGGTGATTTACAACAAGCCTACGAACCATTCCAAAGATTAGGTTTCTTTAGTGATATACTAAGAGGTGTTCCTACAGCTTCGCAAACAGTTACTGCGACAACAGCACCTACTCCTTCATTACTTTCTCAGATAGGTGGTGTTGCTGCAACAGGATTAGGACTAGCAGGACAATTAGGATATAGACCTTTTGCAAAAGAGACATCAGGACTTGGTTCTTTTAATTTTAATTTAGGAGGTAGCAAGTAATGCAACAAAGAGGAGGCATACCTTTTGGATTAATAAATCAAAATGATCCTTTGTTTCAAACAGCAGGTAGATCCAGATTTTTGCAAAGCGATATAAATCAAGTAAATCAAAACGATTTAAAACAGTTAGGAAAAGCAAGTATAGAAAAAAACTCAGCAGGAGTATTAACTAACGAACTTTTTGCAAAGACAGAACCAAAAGTAGAAAGTTTAGCTACCGATGATAAAAATACAGTCGATTCTAATTTAACAGGTTTATATGATGGTAGTGGCGATATAGCAAAAATAATGGGAGCATTATCAAAATTATCTAAAGACGATAAAGCTGATAAATTATATCAAGACTTAATAGATGAAAAAACAACACCAGAAGATGCAAAAGCAAAAGTAAATAAATTTTTTGGTGTAGATAAAACAGAAAAGACACCTGCATGGGCAGATGCTGCTTTAGCAATAGGTTCTCAATTATTAGCTCCACCAAAACCAGGACAAACAACATTTCAACAACTTGGAACTGCTCTTGCTGCAGGTGGTGTTGCTGCAAAAGCAAAGAAAAAAGAAGAACGAGCAGAAGATCTTGCTATAAATAAACTTGCTTTTGGTGTTTTTAGAGAAGATGAAAAAAGTAGAAAAGCACTAGCAAAACAATATGCAACTTATAAACAAAAAAGATTACAAGATACAACTAAACTAGGTTTAGATTTAAGTAAGTTATTTTTTGATAAACAAAAATTCGAGTTAGAAGAAGATAAGTTTGCTGAAACACAGGGTAAAAATTATGCTAAAGCTGTTACTGATACAGTAAAAACTTTTCCTGAAGAAGTTCGTAGTAGTTTATTTGATGCTATACAAAAAGATAAAAAGTTTTTAAAAGGTGTTGATCTAAAAGGTGTACCAAATGCTATTTTTGCATTAGCTAAAGATAATGGTATAAAGACAGATAATGTAAAAGGATCAGATATTGTAAAAAGTGAATTTAAAATAAATACTAAACCACAATTTGAGGCATTAGCTAAAGCCTATCCTAATTTAGGTTGGGGTGAATATGATCCATCAAAATCATATATATTAAGAGGGTTTAAAAATAAAACAAAACAAGCTCTTTTTACTCAAGCCCCTAATTTAGAAATAGAACCAAAAAAAGAAAAAACAGGATATTTAGGATTACTAGATGAAAGAATGAAAATAAAGAAAATGGTAAAGCCTAGTCAAGAAGATTTAGCTAACTTAAAATTAATTGAAGATAAAATAGAAAAAGAAACAAAATTACCTGATGATAGAACTGGTTTAAGAAAAGAACAAGATAGTTTACGAGCTCTTGAAAGAGAAAAACAAACTGTTAATATGGGGGGTGCAGGTCGTCCTTTAGATGTGATAAATAGAGAAATAGATCAAGTAAAAGGTCGTATAACTAAATTAACAACAACAGAAAAAACAGGAACATATTTAGCTCCTGATGGCTCTTTTTATAGTGGTCCTGTAGGTCCAGGAGGATTAGACGAAGTAAAACAACAAAACACTATAAAAGATTTAGAAACTAGACAAGTAAATTTTGTTCGTGCTGCATATATTGGAGATAAGATTTTATATAATCTTGCTCGTCCAGGGGCAAAAAAGAATGTAGGTTTATTTGAAACTTTTGCAAATAGAGTTGTTGGTATATCTAGTCAAATAACTAACTTTACTAATATTTCAGCAGAAGATCAAGCTAAGTATTCTGGTGAAAACATAGATAATTTAATCGAAGGAAATACTGGGAATACAAGTAAAACATTTGCTGCATTTAAAACAGCAGCAAAAGGCAATCAAAGATTAATGTCTGCTGTTATGGATTATGCTTATGCATTAGCAGGTAGTCGTGAAACAGGAAAATTAACCGATAAAGACGTTGCTGCTGCATTAAGAACATTAGGTGGTGAAGATTTATCAGAAGGTGCGTTTTTTACAAACGTAGATAAATTAATTTCAGGTGTAAGTAATGCTTTAGATTTAGCAAATAATAATCTAGGTGTTGCTATGAATTTATATTTAGATAAATCATATAAAATGGAAAAGAAAAGAAATCCAGATGCAAATGAAAATGATTATGTATTCGATCCTGTTGCAACAATAAAACGTCTATCTCCTGATAAAACACTATATGAACGTATTTTTTCTGGAAAAACAGAATTTTCTCCTCAAGGTTTATCATATCAAAAATTTGAAGAGTACCAAAAACTTCATGGTGTTTCTTCTAATACTGAGGGAGGTAACGATGTTAATCTAGGGGGTAATGCTTTAAGTCAAGTTGTACAATTAATAAAAAACACTAGAAAATTTGGTGTTGATCAAAGTGGAAAGTTAACTCAAGAAGCAACAGATACAATAAAAAATTTATTAGAAAATTTAAGTGTAGAAGAAAGAGCTAAAGCTAAACAACAGTTAGGATTATAATTAAGTGTCAGATCCAATATTACAAAATATTTTTGATGAAATAGAAACTAATAGATTAAAATCAGCTAGTTCTTCAGTTCAAGGAATACAAAATTTACCCACTGCTGCATCAGGTTATTTAGAGTCAAAAGGTATTCTTAGCCCAACAGAGTCAGCACTTATGGAACAAGGTGTAGATACAGTTGGTTTTACTGATACTAGTTTAAAATCTGATACAGAACTAGATATGGAACAAGCAGGGATCTTGAATAAAGGTGCACCAACATCAGTTCGAGCCTTAATAAGTTTTGGTCAAGTATCAGATCCAGATTTACAAAAGAAAAATGTCTTATTTCATTTAAATAATTATTATAAAGAACAAGGACTTATAACAGATAATTATGACTTTGGTTTAAGAGTTGGACCTCAAAGTGGTCGTTTAGAATATAAAGATCCATCTAATCAAGGAAAATATAATGTTCTTGATCCTGTTGGTTTTAAAGATATGATGACAGGAGATTTAGCTGATTTAGCAGGAGATATACCAACTATATTAGCTGAAATAGGAGCTGGTGTAGGAACAACATTTATTCCAGGAATAGGTCAAACAGGTGTAGCTCAAATAGGTGCTGCATCATTAGCTGCATTAGGAACAGAAATATTAAGATTAAAAGTAGCTAGAAGTACAGGTGCTTTATCACCTGATGTAACGGATGACGATATTTTAAATACAGCTTTAAATACAGCTAAGTGGAGTGCTTTAGGTGGAACAGGTGGTCTTTTATTATATAAGTTTGGTAGACCATTTTTATCTAAATTAGGTTTAGTTCCACAAGGCTTACGTTTTGATTTAGATGAAGAAAGTTTTCTAAAAGCCTATGATTCCTATACTAAATCAGGAGCAAAACAAAGTGCAGAAGAAATAGGAGTAGTTCCTACTTCTGCTCAGGTTGCAAAATTAGCGTCTGAAGATTCTGGTCTTTCTGCTTTAGAAAAAACACAAATGGCAAGTCTTTCTGGTAAATTAGCAAGAGAAGAAAAACTTGTTGCTACTTCTCCTGATCTTGAAACTGGAGCAGCGATTACAGATCCAAGCCTCATGGCTCAAATATTAGCTAAAGAAAAGTTTGAAAAAGCAGCAGGTGAAGGTGTTGATACTGGAGCAGAAATTACTGAAGAAACTTTATTGAAATTAGGCGAAGGTGTTCAAAAGAAAACTGTTCAAAACGCAGAAGGATTAAAGTTTGAACTAGAAAAATATACTGATCAAAAACTGGTAGATGTAGAAAAAGGTTTAGATGATTTAGTAAACTTACCACCTAATGTTGCTGATGCTTCTACTATAGGAAAGACAGCACAAGATGCAATACAAGAATCTTATTCTAATACTCAAAAGAATTTTGATAAAGAGTATGAAAGTTTATATAAAGCATGGGAAAATAAAACAGGTATAAGTATTGATTCTACTATAGTTGGTCAAGGTGGAATAAAGCCATCTGAATTAGCTACTGAAGTTGTAAAATTAAAAAAGACTTTTAAAGACCGAGCTTTTGTAAATTCTGAAGAAAGAGCATTAATAGATAAAATATACGACACTTTTATACTTGCTGAAAAAGGTTCAGCAGTAACAGTAAAAAATATTTCGTTACGAACATTAAACGAAAACCTAAGAGATTTAAGAAGATTAGAAAGAGGAGCTTATCTAAAATCTCTATCTGGACAAGATTCACCTTATCCAGAAACACTTTCTAAAATGGTAGATGCTTTAGAAAAAGCTAGAACAAGAGTTATAACAAGAAAGAACGCTCCATCAGAAATGGCAGAAAAATTAAAAGTTCTAGATGATGGTTTTGCAGATTTTGCTAAAAAATTTAGAAATGCTAAAATATCTTCTATAGCTAAGTTAAGGAACGCAAGAAACCCTGAAGCTGCATTTAACATTCTATTCAAACCAGATCGAACAGGAAAGACAGCCGTTTTAGAAATAGCTAGTGAATTAAAAGCTAATCCAAAAAATGCTGATTTAGTTGAATATATAGGAGATACAGTTCGTAAAAAATGGCTAGATGCTGTAGTAAAAAGAAATAAGGATGGTCAGATTACATCAATAAATCAAGCAGCACATGATAAGTTTTTAGATGATTATAAATCAGTCTTTGATGAGTATTTATCTCCTGCATCAAAAGCTGCATTAGATTCTGGTTCTGTTCGAGAGTTTGCAGATCAAGTAGTAAAAGTACAATCAGAGAAAAAAGCTATTTATAATCTTATAGAAAAAGATTTAAGACTTGCTGGAGGACAATTAGATAAACCAGAAACTTTATTTGATTTAGTATGGAAACAAGACGAGATTTCACCTTTTAATAAAGCCTTTCC